GCCGGTGGCGGGTGACCACCACCGGCCGCGTCAGTTGGTCACGCTGCGGTTATTAGCTGGCAGCCTTGGCGAGCCGGCCGACGAACTCGGGGGCGTGGTTCGCGACACCAAATCTGGTGTTTGCCACATACAAAACCTGGCGGTTCCGCATCAGGATCTCGCGGCCGGCTTCGATTTCGAGGCCGCTGTCCTTGATGCCGATCACCGAGCTCATCGAGAAGTCGCCGTAGAGGGCCAGCGTCGTCGAGGGCAGGCCCTTGACGAGGTAGACCGGGGCACCGAACACAGTCGGCACCACGCGGCCGCCGCCGACCGTCATGGTCGTCTGCTGGGCCGCCCACAGCTTCATCAGGTCCACCCAGCCAGCACGGCTGGCGACCCACGAGCTGGTGCCCATCACGGTCTCGTCGACCTTGCCGACAACGTCGGCCAGGTTGTTGAGCGTGGTCGCGGCCGATGCCCCGACGGTGATGGTGTTGCCGGAGGCCACCGCACCGGCCAGACCGGTGATGGACGGGCTGGACGAGTTGCCACCGAGCCAGACGGCGTCGAACTTCTGAGCGTAGGACAGAGCGAACCGCTCGGCCACGAGGCCAGCCACGTCGATCGGCGAGTCCTCGAGCAGGCTGCGAGACACGGCCACGCTGGCCCGCATCTCGTAGAGGGTCAGGTCCGCCACGCTGGTCGACAGATCCTGATCGGTCGTCGCCGTGCCTTCCGCCACGAAGCTCGCGGTGGCATCGCCCACCTTGGGGAAGTTGATCTTGGCACCGGCGGGCCGGATGACCGTGGCGAGCTGCAGGCCGACCGACGCGTACTGGAGCCGGTTCACGATGGCGTTGTACAACTCGGTGACAACGTATTCGGCGCCCTTGGCGTCGTAGGTCGAGCTGGTCTCGCCCATCGCCCGAATCTCGCCGGTGTAGAGCTGCCGCAGGTAGCCGCCAACCAGGGAAGCTGCCTTGGCGGAGCTGAAGGCCTTGACGCCCGATCGGATGTCCGCACGGTCGCCGGTCACTTCGCCCTTCTCGACCGCGGCACGGGGCTCGCTGTCGGAGACGTTGCTGAGCTTGGAACGAGCCGCCGAGAGCCGGGCCTCGATCGCGTTCTCGCGCTCGACGACCACGTTGAGCTCGTCCGCACGCGTCAGCGCCCTTTCCAGGGCGGCCGCCGCAGCGCCGTCCTTGTCGTCGGAAGGATCGACGTTCCGCAAGTTCTCGATCTGCGGGATGAGGGCGGAGATTTCGTCCTGGGCCAGGCGGAGCTTGTTCATGGTTGTCCTCGGGAATGTGGGTCGGTGTCGTGAACGACTCGCACACTTTCGCTGGTCTCGGCTGGCCGTCGAAGTTGGCCCGCTCTACGGTAGATTTTTTCTGCACTTGCCGTCGGGGCACGTGCCGCACTTGCAAGCCCACCGGGAGCCGTCAGGCCGCACCGTGTAGCCCTTGCCACCGCACGGGCAGGCGGCCGGGGCGGCTGGCTTCTCGGGCTCGCGGGCGGGCTCGACTGCCAGAGACGCATACGCCACGGTGACACAGCCAGCAGCTCGAGCACGCTCGGCGGCAATGCTCGACGGGTCGTGCGATGCCCACGCCAGCAGGTACAGAATCCAGTGCCACAGAGCGTGCATTTACCACCTCGCATTCGACAGGACGAGATGGCCGTCGGTGCCAACGACCGCGTGGGCGAGCTGCACCTCATCGGCATCGGGGGCCGGCTCGGCAAACAGCAGCGCCGTCAAGCCGAAGCGTGCCGCCACGCCGGCCACCTTCGCAATGAATCGCAGCACGGGCCGATCGGGCCGCGGCGGCTCGGGCCGGACCGGAGAGTCTGGAGCGGTGGCCAGCCACCACGTGGCAGCCACGACAATCACGGCAGCAACAGCCAGTTTCTTTTGCGTGTCAGACATTCGATTCGCTCCAGAGTCGGTGCAGATACAGAACCACGACGGCGCCGATGATCGACCCGACAAACCCCGCCGGGCCGGTGCCGAATGGCAGGCCGCCGGCGACACTGCCAACCACACCCACGGCGATCGTCGGCAGCCAGCCGGCCGGCAGTTTCGACGGCATCAGGGCCTGAGCCACGGTGCCCACGATCGCCCCAAAGATGGCCCACAGGATCAGGTTCATTGTGCGAGCCCCCAGTCGGCGTTTTCGAGTCGCTTGTATTCAAACGTGGTGCCAGAGATGGCCCACGAGTCGCCCTGACGCATGGCGGTCTCTATGTTCTCTCGGCTGGCCCAGAACGAGCCGTCGGGCTGATCGCTCGGCCAGCGCGGCCCATTGACCCACGACGTCTGCCAAGAGTTTTGGATGAGCGCACCATCGCGGCCGCCGCCGTTCTTCTGGTGCCGGATTCCCCAGACGAGCATCGCGTGGCTCCACGACGTGCCGCGTGTCAGGAATCCCATCGCGTCACGCTGCCGCGGCGTCGGGCCGTAGCCCACCTGCGAGCAGACGGCCACCGGATAGCCCGACTCCAGGGCCGACGCCAGCTCCTCCCACGTCTGCACCTGGGCAACGGCGTAGCACCGATTCTGGTGGGCCAGCTTGGCAAGCTCGAGGGGCACGCCCCGCGAGCCCCACTCCCGCGAGAGCGGAATCGAATAGTTCGTAAGATCGGCGGTGTCGTATTTCTTACGGAACAGCACGCCGCCGACGTCTGGCACCTTGCACTTGCCGGAGATCCACCGAGCCGCGCCGAATCCGGTGGCGCCGTCGCCGCCGAACTGTGTTGGCTGGCCCATGCCGAACGTGCGGGCTCCGCCGTAGATCGGCTCGGTGGCCACGGCCGTCGGCGGTGATCCCTTGCCGGCCAGCCAGTCAGTGGCCAGTGCCGTCTGGCATCCCAGCCCAAAGGCAAACGAAACGCACGTCCCGGCGTTGCCCTGATTCCAGCATTGCCACGGCTCGCCGTAGGTCCGCTGGTGGGCCTTGTTCGTGGCACGGTAGAGAAACACGTCGAGGCCCTTGGCCTGGCGGACGGCGTCGGCACCGGCTTCTTGGAACGTGGGTTTGTCGAGCTCGCCGAGAAACGTCCGCACGCCCACCGGGTCGGGGCGGTAGCCGAACGAGTTGTCGACACGGCGTAGCACTCTGTGCGTGTAGTGCTCGACGACGGCGCCAAGAATGGCCGCGCAGATCACAAACGCCAGCGCCGAGAATGTCCAGACCGCCTTGCGGTGCGACATCAATCCGCCTCCTCGCCGATGCGGCGGAGTCGCGGAAGCACTCGCGGCAGTACCGGGCCAGGTCCGTCATGCCGGCACTCGCACGACTCCGGGAGCTCTTTTCGCAATTCGCGAATCTCGGACAGGATCACGTACAGCAGCACCGGGCACGCCACGGCAGACACGCCAAGAGACAGCACGGCGAACAGGTGCATGACGTAGAGCGCGTTGTCCATGACTTCCCAGACGATGTCGGAGATCTTCATCGGACGGCCTCCTCTGCCGCCTGGGCCAGCTCGCGGAGGGCGGCGGACCACTTGGCACGGGCCGCCGGGTCGATCGGCCCGCCGCTGGTGCCGACGGCCTGGTCGAGGAATCGCCCGGCGGCTGCCGAGACGTGCGGCTGATTGCGAGTGAAACTCTCAGGCAGGAACATGCCCTCGCTCGTGGAGATGCGGACGTCCTCGAGCTGGGCCGCGGTGGTGATCCGCGGGGCGGCTGCGGCGCCGTCTTTGTCGAGGGCCTCGGCCACGCCCCGGCACAGGCCAGCAAATGCCGCGGCGTCGTCCGGGGCGGACGGTCCGATGAACTTCCCGCGAAGGTCGAGGCCGGCGGCGGGTGTCGGGCGGTGGGTAGGCCGCGGCCAATACTCCACGCAGGCCGCGAGCACCGCGCCGCCGGCCAAAACGGCGACTGCGATGTATTTCTGGCGATCGGTCATTTCTTCTCGCTCCCGTGCAGCAGGTCGAGCCACAACGTGTCGACGGCCTTGGAGGCCTCCTCGTCCAGCTTCTTGACGGCCGCCAGTTGGTCGCGGACCTCGAGCAGCGAGTCAATGGCCTCCCGGGCGTCTGGTGCCACGGGTGCGGCAGCCGGAGCCATCGGCGGCACGCGGAACAAATCCTCGGTAGATGGCAGCGACGACAGAGACTTTGCGCCGCCCTTCGGCCAGAAGAGGAACGCGAGCGAGGCCAGGACGAGTAGGCCTGTGATCATGTGGAGCTCCTTGAGATTCTGAGCAGGGCCTCGACGGCACCTGCAGCGAGCGAGAGAACGAGCAGGCGGGCGGCTGGCCGCAGCAGCATCCACGCGGGCCAGGTGGCCGCCGGGACGGCTTTGTCGGCCAGCGTGTCAAACAGCACGGCTGCGGCCGTCACGGCCACCTCCCGCTTCTGTGGCCCCGTGAGCGATGCCACAGCGTCAAGGCCCTCCACGGCCATCCACAGCAGTTGCACGAGCAGTCGGCCGAACTCCTGCCACGAGAGCCCGTCTTTGGCTTGCTCGCGGGCGGACGCGAAGAACACGTTCAGCCGGGCCGACACGGTGGCGATTGATTCTTCTGCAATCATCGCTTTCGGCTCCAGATCTCGGTGGCTGGCACGAGCCGCTTGCGTCGGGCGTGGCAGCAGGTGCATTCCAGACGCTGGACCTGGTCGTCGCCGGCACGGCGCGACGTGATCACGCGGCAGCGGCTCCCGCACTTGCGGCACGACCTACTTGATTCGTGGGACATTCGACTTGAGCCTCGCAGAGATCAGCCGGGCAGAAGCTGCCGTCAGTGCGTAGGACCAGCGGCGGCGCTTGTCGGCCGCCTCGTCGGCGACACGCTCGGCGAGCTGCTCGAGCTCGTGGCTGTTCAGGTTCTGCTGCCGCCACGCGTCGAGCGACCGGAGAGCGGCCGACGACTGCGGATAGGCTGGCCGAGTCACGACAGAGACGTCGTATAGAGCCCCCACCTCGCTCACAGTCCGCACGGCCGAACCGTCTGCATCCTGCGTCCACGACTCGCCGCCGGGGGCCACTGAAAACGCGAAGCTGGCCCCGTAGAGATCGCCTCGACGGACGAGCGTGATAATGTCGCGGCCGAGCGTGGTGTCGGGCGGGGTGATCGAATAGGCGAGCCCACGCTCGGTGATCGACAGCTTGAGCGTATCGTTTGTGGTACGGCCGATCGGCTGGCCTTCGTGGTCGAACAGGGCCACGACGTCCATGCCGCCGCGAGGGTCGTTCCGGTGGCGGCCGACGACCTTGTCGAATGCCGTGGGCGCGAAGACCTCGCGGAAGTTCCCCAGGTTTTCGCTCGGGGAATTAAACGGCGGGCTGATGCCCTTGATGGTCGGCGAGGCCGCGGACCGTTCCTCGAGCTCAATGGGCTCGACGCCGGCCGGAACGTAGCGCCGTTCGATTTCTTGATCAGGCATCGGTCGGCTCCGTTTCTGGTTGCGGAATGTCCTCTGGCTCGATCGTGTCGGCCGGGAACTGCGAGCCGGCTGGCACGGCATCCGGCCCGGTGCCGGTGGCCGACGTGCCCAGCGGCGCAAAACCGAGCTGCATGTAGGTCGTGTTTGCCGCCGGGTTCTCCAGCAGGTCCAGGTCTTCCAGGTCTCGCAGCTCGTTGGGCGAGATCGCGCCGCAGTTGAAGAGGAACTGGTACAGGGCAACGCGGGCCTGCGTGTCGCCACGAAGCAGCGCCCGACTGTCGAGCCGACAGTAGTGGCGGCCGTCCATCGGGTTGTCGTACGTCCGCAGGATCGACCGGTCGATCGCACCCTCGAAACGCTTCTGCCACGGCAGCAGGCCGAACACGTGAGCGGTCACGAATTCCTGCTCGACGTTGCTGTACTTGGCCATCGCGTCGTCGCCCAGCAGCGTCGTCGGAATGCCGTAAACGCGGGCGATGTCGGGCAGCATCGACTTCCGCAGTTCCATGAACTGGTTGGCTTCGTTGCTGTTGGAGTCGATGGGCTTGAACTGCGTCTTTTTGGGCAGGATCGCCGTGCTGCCGCGCTTCTTCGGCCCGCCGTAGATCTCCCGCCACTGGTCGCGGAATCGGGCCTGAGCCTCGGCCGGAATGTCTTCCTGCGTTTCGATCACGCCGTCCGGCCGGGCGGAGTTGTCCCAGAACGACGTGGCGGCCAGGTCGAGCTTCCGGGCCAGTGCAACGCTCGTGGCGCAGAGCTCGGCCGGGAGCTGCCCCTCGTAGCTGTTGTCACTCATCCAGCGGTAGTGAACGATTTCGCTCTGTTGGAAATCCCGATACGTGCCACGCGGCAGGAGGTATCGGTAGATGAGGCCCTCGGCCCCTCGCATGCACGTCATGCGGCTCGGGTGCAGGGGCTCAAGAGACGAGCAAAATCCATTGTCGCCGGCGACGATCCGCGAGTAGGCCCGGCCGTACAGGGCAAGGTGGTACGACGTTGTTTCCTTGTATTCAAAGTCAGACTGCCAAGAGTTGGGCCGCCACGTCAGCACGTCGTAACAGGGCAGGTCATGGCAGTGCGTCTTCGGGAAGCCAGGCCGGCGGCGGATGATCTCGGTGGGCATACACGCCAGCGAGCTGGCGATGAACCGCACGCACGCCAGAATGCACGTCACGCGGACGGCCACCTCGGCCGACATCGTGTCGGTCTGGAGAATGGCACCGATCGGCAGGTGATCGGCGAGGGCACGCAGATCGTACTTGGCAGGATTCTTGCCAGCCCGTGGCGCCCGCGGCTTGGCCGTCGTCTTTTTCACAGCTCGATTATTTGCCATGAGTCCGCACTAGCCTCCGGCTCCGCCGTCATCGAGACCGCCAGACCGCAAACGGCCGCGACAATCCCGTCCGTTTTCTCTTGGCTTCGCCCTTTGTCGGGCTTCATGTTGCCCTGGTGATCCACGTACAGACAGACGTTCGAGGCCATCCATGCCATGACCGGAGACGGGCACCGGAACTTCCGCTCGTGGATCATCACCTCGAGCAGTTTGCTAGGCGCCGTCATGCGGCCAACCGACTGTCCGATAGCGTGCACTTCCAGCCCTGATCGTTGAAGTTGCGTGGCAACGCTGCCCAGGTTCCACGGGTCAGCACCAACGCCTCGGCACTGGTGCTTCTGCGAGTATGCGATGAGATCCGCGGCGACCTGGTCGTGATCGAGACGCACGCCCGGCGTGGTCTTAATCCAGCCGTCCGCGATCCATTGGCGAAGCGGCACGCGGGCTTCCTTCTCGCGGTCTGTGACGTTCTCCTCTGGCATCCAGAACATTGCCTCTGCGTCGTATCCGCCCTGGCCGTCAGGGAAGAGCGCCACGGCCGCCGTCAGGTCAAGGTGGTCGGCAAGGTCAAGGCCGATGAAGCACGACCGGCCCTCCAGCGGCAGCGGTGGCGGCGCGACGCATGGGGCGTATGCCTCGGGCGTAAACCAGCGATTGTCTGGCGTGGTCCAGACATTGAGCGAGTAGCGAAGCCAGCGCGACCGTTTGACAGGGTTGGTTAGGCTGTCCTCCCAGTCCGCGCGAAACTCTTCCTCCGGGAACGTGATCCCCATCGACGGATTGGCCTTGCGCCAGACCTCTGGATCGTCGAAGTCGTCGTCGGGCTTCGCCGCGTAGATCAGGCCGAAGAACGTGGGGTTGGCTGCCGGGTTGTTCATCACGAGCTCGGCGTCCTGCCACCACTGGTAGCCAGGGCCTTTCCGGTCGTCGCCGGCAGTCGAGATGGCGAGGACCAGGCCGTTGGGGGTGGCCCTGGTGGCGTAGGTCAGAGCGGAGACGAGCTCGTCGGTGCGGTGGGCGTGGATCTCGTCGATGATCACGCTGCCGTTGAGCCCCTCGTTCCGCCACGAGTCGGCGCTCAGGCAGCGGAGGATGTTGCCGTGCTTCTTGTTGCGGATGATCGACTTTGAGTCGACGACCTCGAGCACCTTCGACAGTGGCGATGATTCGACGGACCGTTTCAGCATCCGGTACAGGATGCGTGCCTGCTCGCGGTCGACGGCGGCAGGGTAGACGTCGGCATGTGGCATGTGCGACGTCAGCAGGTACTGGGCGAGCTGCGACATCAGGAACGTCTTCGCGTTCTTCTTGGGGACGAACACGGCGCCGCGGCGATAGCGGAGCCGGCCGTCTGGCCGCTTCCACCCAAACAGCGGCGCGATCACGTTGTCGCGGTGCCACGGGATGATCTTGACCGGCTGCGGGTCGCCACCGTCCTGGCTGGGAATGCGGCACAGGCTCTCGATGAACTCGGCTGGCTTCGCCGCAGACTCAGGATCCCACGTGTAGCCCGGCACGTACTCCGGCCGGTCGGAGCCGGGCTCAGCCGCAGAATGCTCTGAGCGCGGCCTCTTCGGCATCTTCTTCGCCATGCTCTGTGGCCTCCGGCGGGAATCGGGTCTC